ATAGCAAGTGAGCATGAACACACCCTCGCCCTAGATAATTCCGGGCAGCTTTATACGTGGGGGGATAATAACTACGGACAACTCGGAACCGGGGATACTACCGATCTGCATGTTCCAACTCTAATCGGAGATAAGTCATGGTCTGCGATAGCAAGTGAGCATGAACACACCCTCGCCCTAGATAATTCCGGGCAGCTTTATACGTGGGGGGATAATTACTACGGAGAACTCGGAACCGGGGATACTACCGAGCTACATGTACCTACCCTAATCGGAACCAAAACGTGGTCTGCGATAGCGGCAGGGGGTTATCATACCATCGCTTTAGATGATTCCGGGCGGCTTTATACGTGGGGCTATAATCAATACGGACAACTCGGAACCGGGGATACTACCGAGCTACATGTACCCACCCTAATCGGAGATAAGACGTGGTCTGCAATAGCAGCGGGGCAACTCCATACCATCGCTTTAGATGATTCCGGGCGGCTGTATACGTGGGGGCGGAATAACACCGGACAACTCGGGACCGGGGATACTACCAATAGAGCTACACCAACCCTAATCGGAACTAAAACATGGTCTGCAATAGCAGCGGGGCTAAACCATACCCTCGCTTTAGATGATTCTGGGCAGCTTTATGCCTGGGGGCTGAACTCCAGCGGACAACTCGGAACCGGGGATACTACCGGTAGACATGTCCCCACCCTAATCGGAACCAAAACGTGGTCTGCGGTAGCGGCGGAGCAGTATGGCCATTCCATCGCTCTAGATGATTCCGGGCAGTTGTATGCGTGGGGCCCAAATCAATACGGACAACTCGGAACCGGGGATACTACCGAGCTACATGTACCTACCCTTATAACTTTCTAGATATAACTCAGGTAGGCTCTCTCCAAATCAATGACTTGACTAGTTTAACAGACCTGTTATAATTTAAGCAGACTGATACCCTTTTACGGTGGTGGCGAAATTGGACAAAAATCTTCTCAAAGCACATGGAGCTTCTCAGGAAAATTTAGAACATAATAAAATATACCAATCCCAGCTGGAAGCTTATACTAAAATAAATGAGCTAAATTCAGGGGCTTTTAAACTGTTTGACAGGTTTATTAGTTCCGGGGAAGATCCGTTAGTTTATCAGGCGGTATGGGCAGACACTCTTAACAAAAAGCATGCAGATGAATTTGCAGGATCTCTTCATACTCATGATACCCGCTACTGGAGAACCTCTGAAACAGTGGATTATGCTCAGTATTTGGTAGGTAAAGATGGCCACCTCTATGCTTCTGAAGAAACTGAAGATATAACTAATCCTCATTACATACTAAATCCAAAAATTCACGAACATGATGAATTTTATCGTAAAGGGGACCAGGTAACTGAAGCTCTGCTATTAAATGGAGAGCCCTCTTATAGATTTGAGTTAAGCAATCACATGCACCCTTATTATTATAAGAAGAAAGATACTGTAGTTAGAACCCGTAAACTTGGTGGTAAGTCTGCTAGTGAATTTGCTTTAGCTACTCATAACCATGATGGGACTTACTACTATATAGATGATATTGTAGATGACACAGAAACTCTAGTGTCCAGAACCTTTGAAGGACCTAGGCATTATTATCCCAGTGATTTCTCATGGAGAGATCATTCCCATGACCAGTACATAGAAAGGGAAGATGCTGAAACTAGATACTTAAAATGGTTTGACAATGCTAAGAATTCAGCAGGAGTTCGCCTAGGGTTAAGGCGGGTCACGTTAACATCAGGTTCAACTGAAGCTACTAAGCTGGGCTTCGGGGGAGATGTTTTTGAGTTTAGTAAAATAGACCGGGAGGTTAGTCATTACTATACGACTACTCCCGGTATAGATGCTCGCTTTGCCCCAGTAAAAACCACAGTACCAGTTTCTCTAGTGTTACCCCCTCCTGAAGATGCTGCTAATATATCACTGGGAAGTTATTCTTACAGGAAATACGCTAGGTCAGGCTATTCTGAAATTTATAATAAGTCGTTAGCCCCTAAATTTACTGACATGCATTTTCCAAATATTATAGCACCCACTCCCCCCAAAGCTTATGAGTTTTCTGTTAAGCTAGGTATAGTAACTTCGCCCTACCATCAGTTAACTTATAGCGATAAAACAGAAGAAGAGATCTTTCAAGATAAACATAGGGAGATTCTCAGCAGCTGGGGATTAAAGGATTACCATTATGCAACCGGTGAAAACGTTATATGGAGACCGGTAGCTTTACTGCTTCACGCCTCTGGGGTGGAGAGATCTCTAAATGTCTACCAGGATTACAAGTACCCTGAAGAGGGGGATATTATAGAAAAGCATTACTTCTGCTCAGATCCAGTTAGTGGAGTCTGCGAATTAAAGACGGGAACTCCTGATATAGCATCCGGAAAATACCCTGAATCTATGCAGAGTGAATGTGATGCTGATTGTGAAGTACATGAAGTATACTATTGTTCAAATCCTGCCAGTGGAACTTGTACTCTTATGAATGGTAGGGAGAATATTTCCCAGGGGTATTATCCTAAAAATATGAAGGCTGCTTGCGATCTAAAATGCGAAGAATACTATACATGTGGATCAAACGGAACCTGTAATGGGCCTTTTGTCGGGGAAGTTTCTCCGGCGGCTGGGCGGTATCCAAGCATGGCTGCCTGTGAGGCTGTATGCCAGGTTACTACTTATAGGTGCTACCCGGAGAGAACCTCTAACAGATGTCCTGAAGAAATCTGTGATCCTAGCAGAGCAGGATGCTACACCAATCAGCAAACCTGCTTAACGACCTGCCAACCTGATATGAATTACGCCTGCTCGACTGACTGTCAACCTACTTACTGCACCGTTAATAACACGGACTGTTTTGCTACTAGTGGGGAATGTATAGCCGGATGTCATACCAGTTATAGATGTACAGGTGGGCTCACCCCTGTTTGTGAAATTACCCAACATTACCCGGATCCCGGGGAAGGTTATTATGCAGATGAAGTAACTTGTAATGATGCCTGCGTCAATTTTAAATGTATGGCCAGAAATTCCGTATTTAGTTGTGAACCCAGCTTATGTGAGACTGGAAGTGATTCCTGCTATGCTACAAAAGCTATTTGTGACTCTAACTGCAGTGTTACTTACCAGTGTGACCCTGCAGGAACATTAGAAAATCCATGTAAACCGGGAGTATGCACTCCAGGAAATCCGGGATGTTTTACCAGTGAAGCTTCCTGTAGACTGGGCTGTGTAAATTGGGCCTGTGTAGGAAAAGAACCTAATACTACTGAATACTACTTAGCAGCTTTAACTTGTAATGCTATAGCAGGAAGGCCTTCGGAGAAACCGGAGTGTTCTAGCCATGTTCGGGTAGCTACAGGGGGACTTTCATTGACAGCTTCAGGAACTTCTTCAAATCTACTTGAAGAATCCCTTAGTTTATTTCTATCTGACCTGAATAAATCTGGAAACGATGTTCCATACCATTCTTCAGGAAAGTTGGAGTGGGGAGTGTATCTAAGACACAATGATGGTAGAGTCCATACTACTCTAGGGGATCCTATACAGATTAAAATAGATTTAGTATTTAGGGATGAAGTATACGGAAACAATTACTCTTATGTTTCAGATTCTATTCAAAGAAAAACTATGGAGTTTACTATATCTAGAGATGATTCTCGCCTAAATTCTCCGGAGGATTCAAGAACGGGTCACTACTTCTTTACGGGAGTATCAACTAAAGTAAGAAATAATGGAACTACTCAGCATAGACATGTAGCTGCTATGGAAAAAATCTGGGTAAATGGAGTTTTAATAGCCAGCCCGGGTGGAGAAGGGTTACCTTCAGAATCACAGTGTATACAGGCAATATGTTCACCGGATGGAAGCTCCTGCTTTTCATCTGAAGCTACCTGTGAAACTTTCTGCATAGCAGAAGATTACTATGAGTGTACAGAAACGGGGTGCATACACGGAATAGGGGCCCTGGGTTCCAATAGATACTCTTCTGAGGCGGTCTGCAATTCTAGTTGTAACCGGTATGCTTGTATTAATTCACGTTGTGTGCAGCAGCCTGGCCCTGTAACTTCTAACTATTTTGCAGATTTAACTTCCTGTGAACAGGTATGTTCAGGAGGATTAACCTGCTGTCAATGGGGAGAATCCGCTAGAATACAGGCTAATAATCCCTCCAATACCCCTTCTATGACTAATGAATATTTTATAGCAGAAGTATTTAAAGAGGGTATGCCTAGTGTGTGGTGGGCCCAATTTATGGCATTAGACCTTCCAGTTGGCTGTAAAATAAAAGCTACTATAGATTTTTCTTATATACAGAAAGCTACTGATCCTACCACCTATCAGATTACAGAAACTCCCTTGTATGAGTCTATAGAGATTACAGTAGATCCTAACAATCCTTCAGGTGCTAATACTAATTTTAGAACAGCTAATAGCAGTTCATATTTGACATATACACGTGAAAAGATCACGGGAGTTACTATAGAAATCTTAGAGGGGTGTCCTGGAGGAAGTCCTTCTAGTATGAGTTTATCCTTACCGGAACTAATGTCTTCTGAGATTCCCACTGGAACATTTTCAACAGATGCAGATCCTAGAAAATGGATGCCAAATTCAGATGTTACCCTCCCTAAGTGGTTAACATCAGGAATTAGGAACCCCTTTGGTTATTATGATACAGCCCGATTACCTGTAAATCCCCAGCCTTTAGTGGTTAAACTCAGAGAAGATCCTGAAGAAGGGGCCTGGTTCAGAGTTTTTGCTAAAGCTTCTACTGCTGAGTTCTGGAGACCTAGTAAAACAGGGGAACTTCAGCTTGCCCAGATAGATGCAGATATAGCTATGCTAGAAACCCTTAACGCTACTCTAGAAGGAATTGTAATATATAGCAAGCAGTCTCTGGATTGTGATGACTGGCAGACTCCCTATGACCCTACTCACTGTATTATAGATGCAAACTTACTTAACCCGGAGTTTACTTATGAAGATAGGTATAAATTTACCGCAAATATACAGGTATCTCATGGTACAGTAGTTCCTGATAATTCTACGATAGAGGCTGTTTATGAAATAATAGATAACCAGACTACAGCTAAATATGAATGGAGAGAAATTGTATCTATTCCTAACGGAGCGTCGGGTTGGTCTTTATTGGTGGATGAAAGTTGGGATTCCTCCGAGATCTTAGGGGGAACTCAGATTGACTTGAATAACTACCGAGTTAGGATTACGTTAACCCCTATATATGATCCGGAGTGTCCGGAGATCCTAATAGAATATAATGTGGGGATACCCTGTATAGAAGATTTAAATCTAGTTTCTACTATTACAGACACAGAAAGTTCTTCTGGGGGTTCAGTTTATACGGATACAAGTTTTCCGGAAGGGACAGTTCTAGGAGCTTTAACTATAAGGTTTGAGTACCCCCCCGAGAACTCTCTTAAGATAAGATTAAATTTCACTGTAATAGATGAGCTGGGGGGAATGTCTGAGAATGAAATTACAATGGATATTCTACCCGGTCAACAAGAACTTACCATACCCTTTAGCTTCATTCATACAGTAAATGGGGTACCACATACTCCGCTAGGGGGATCCCTGCAGGTAATAGCAACTAGTTTAACTAAAACTCCTCTAGGATACGAGCCTATTGAGAGATGCCTGCCCGTAGAAGATGAAGATGATATTGCTAGCATGGGGTGCTGTCTTGAACCTGACCATATAAGATCCGAACCCTGGGACCCTATTAATAAAGGGTTATTCAAAGTCTATAAAAAGATTCCTTTAGGGTGTAACTATGTATTAAACATATATGATTGCTACGGCTTACTGGTAGAGACTAAGCAGTTAGTTGGTCCTATGGAGCCCGGTGATATTATTAGGATAAATTATCCGTACCCTTACAGAGCAGAAATAGAAATGGATGATATATGCTGCCCAGCAGAAGAGTGCCTTCTGTATCTGGATAACGGTTCTTGTGATATGACTATAGACTTACCGGAGTTGTGCTACACAACAACAAGTCATTCATGCCCGGATCCTCAAGTGTGTAGGAGTAGAGAAATCTCTACATCAGAAACTTCAGGGGATCCTCAGATAATATTTTTAATAGATAGTTCAGGATCAATGTATTCTGACATTTCTAGTATTGGTATGTCCAGAAAAGAGTTTACCTTCCAGTCTATTAATTCTATAGTAGATTCTCTGGAAGAGTCCTGTTCTCCACATTACTGGGTTTATACATCTAACGGTAACCTGGGACCGTCTGAAAGAGTAGTAGGGTCTTCTGATCCTTCTGATATAAAAGATGGAGTATGGTGGCAGGATGGAACCCATATGCATAGTGCCAGCTCTATGACTCAGAAATCTTTTGAAATTACGGATCCAGCTAATTACCCTTATTCAGCTGTTTTTTATTTTACAGATGGAGCAAGTTATGATGATCGCTATCAGTCTAGCACTTCTGTGCCCTCCCCCAATATCCCTAATGATGTGCCTGATAGGTTCTACTATATTAATATGATAGAAGATACTGGGGCTAAAGAAGCTGCAGAGAGTTACTTTGATAGAGTAAGAGGAACTTGGCCTACGTTCCAGTCAGAAGTTATTGTGACAAATCAAGCAGATGTCATCACGGATATACTTCCAGAAATTACAAGCACCATAATAAGTGAGCAAGTCTCTTATAAATATAAACAAAATATGCTGTTACAGGGGGTATCTGATGAGTGTAGTTATACTTTAATTAATTCTTCCGGGGAGTATCCTATGCCTATTATAGAAGGTTCTTTAGATGGATTAGAGTCTATTACTGCTCCCAGTGGTTCTGCATATATAGAAGTTGTAGACGGTACTCATTACCCGGTACCAGACTGCCAGGTATCTTGTGCTAACCCGGATCTATGTATAGATAATTTTCAATACCTACAAAGAAGTTCTGCAACTACTTCATGTAGCTATATCCTTAGAAGTTCTAGTGGGGATACTTCTATAATTCAGAACACTATTGGGAATTTCACAAATTTGCCCTATGCTGAAGAGGGGTCTCAAGTCAGAGCTTCTGATGGGTCTTCTTGGAATATTTCTGCCTGTTCTGTAACTCCACCTCCCCCAGAACCAGATTGTATTAACCCACAAGTATGCTGGGAGCCTTCTATAGCATCTTATAAACAGAATACTCTAGTTAACGGTTCAAGTTGCACTTATCTGTTTGAGAAATCTGATAATACTTTAATTAATTTACCCGTGGATTCTTATGGAGCTCTTTCAGAATTTCCAGTCACCTGGCTGGAGGGTTCTAAGATAGCTACAAGTGAAGTAGGCTTAGAGTGGGACATTAATTTATGTAGTGTGCCAACTTGTCAAACTCCTAAGATATGTATAAAATCTGGGGGAGGCTATGAGCAGACGGGTGTCATGAATACTAGCAGTACCTGTGCCTATTCTCTGGGGGGGATTTCTTTATCCCTATCTACCTCAGGATGGTTCTCTAATTTAGCCTCAGCTCCCCCAGGGGAAACGGTTGTATCAGAGACTTATACTGGTAATACATGGAATTTATCCGCTTGCCCGGTAGTTTGCCCTGTTCCTCAAATTTGTGTTAAGACAGAAGAGCTTCCTCCTGCTCAACCTCTGCAATTTCTCATTGCAGTAGATCACTCCCGTCGAATGAACTATGGAGGAGCTCCTAGAAATGCTCCTGAAGAAAGGACCTTTAGGAGAGCTATAAGTTCTATAAAGCAGATTAAGCAAGCTTTTGCTAATATTCCGGTAACTTTCACGGTATTTCATACGTGGGGGGAGTATCACATTTTTGGAGATGATGGTCAGAATGTTAGAATTACAGCTAATAATGTCCCTTCTACTAACTTTGACCCAGATTCCATACAAGTATTTGAAAAAGCACTTAGTAATGACGTCATAAAGCATGAATCTCACGGAAGGCTTTCTCCTAATAGAATCCTCGCTAAAATGAGGGAATTATCTAATCCTGATCAGTACACGGTGGGCCTTTATTATACCAATACCAATACTAATGAAGCTTATCTATCACCCTCCCGAGATTACAACGTATTGGTTCCTAATTTGAATCAATTCCATTACCTAACTATGGATGCGTTTGTCGGATCAATTACTCCAGCCCACGGGTATGCTCTTGACTTTTTCCCGAGATGGAAAGGTTATCTTAATGCTAATGGGCATCTAATAACAGCAGCTTATTCTGCATACACTTTAGCAGACACTTTAGAAAAAACAACAGAAATAATAGATAGTATTACTTCAGAGCTAGGGGTAGGGGGTTCACGAGAGCTTTTTATTCAGACTCAAACTCTGGGAGTAGTGGATTCTTTATGCTCCTATCAGTTAAACGGAACTGATTTAACTATATCATCTGGGTTGATGACAAATCTAACTACTCAGCCAGTAGCCTCCTCTAACCAAATATGTTATGGAGATCCGGTATCCTACACATGTGTACCGGTCTCTGCCTGTTCCCCTCACGCTACCCCTGTTAATATGGTATCTTTTGCTAAAATGGCTTCTACTTTAGCTTCTTCTTCTGTTATTCAGCTAGAACCTGGTACCGGGGAACTGGAGTATGAAGTTATCTGCGATGATGGTGCTCACATAACAGTTATAGCTAGACCAGATGGCACTTTCTCTCAAGGAGAATTAGACAGGATAGCGGCTATCATAACAGATACTAATGTGTGCCGTGTAGTTTTTGGGGACCAGGAAACTATTATAGAAGCCTGTGAAGAACAGGACTGTGCCAATCCAAATGTATGCATCAGAGAAATACTTCCTACTCCTACAATGTACTCCTGTAATACCGGTACTTATACCTGCGAAGAAGATGCTCTAGGTACACTGACTTTATCTGCTTGCCAGGCAATGTGTGTAGAACCTACTCCTACAATGTACTCCTGTAATACCGCTACTTATACCTGCGAATTATCTTTCACAGGAACTCAAACTTTATCAGAATGTCAAGAAATATGTGTAGTTCCATTTGAACCCCTAGTTGAAAGGGTAGGTATGATGGACTATCTGTTGATGAGCATTGATGAGCAAACTTTATATTATTTAGAAGAGACCTGGTTATCAGGGACTTTAGAAAGTAGACACATAGTAGCTATTGATGCCAATACCGGTAGCGAAAGATGGGTAGGATCGAATTCCTCAGGAACTCCTTTAACAGTCTCTGACTACTATATAGGCTTTTCAATAGCTTCCAATAATTCAATATTAGTTGGCACTCATGAGGGGGGAGTAACTAGTCTTAACTCACTTAATCCTACCACAGGGAGAGCTGAGTGGACTAAAGTTATTACTCCCTCGCCACTACTAGTAGGAGAGAACTTAATAGGAAATGATTCTACTTTTTATGAGAACAGTGGAGCAGTTGTTTGGAATTCTAGTAGCAGTTTTATTACAGCTACTGGTAAGTACTTAATTTGTGCTCAGGGAGGGGATACTTTAATTTACGACACCTCCACCCGTACTCTTATTAAAACTTTTACCAGATTTGGTATACCCTGGGTGATAGACGATTATGCTTACACTGCTGTCGATAAAAATCGTCTTTTATTTGTTACAAAAGAAAGCTCTTCTTATATTTATCAGAGAGTAATACTGTACAATATATTAACGGATACCGTAGAATTTGATATAGCAGACTCCTTCCATGAGGGAAATCCTCTTGGACAAAGTGTTGCATTTGGAGATTATATTTTTACTCGTAGTAAACATTATGACCCCCACTATCAAACCCTTAGCATTTCTTCTGGAAGTATTGTACACAGTGGAAATATAGGTGTTTTAGCTATGGCTTGCATGATACTACCGGATAATAAACTGTTATTTAAAAAGAGAGACAGCACTAGTTATGTTGCAGGTAACTATACTCGCCTATTCCTGCAAGATTATGTAACTGGAATTACTCATGAAATAGAACAAGTAGAAGATTCTTATTACCCGTTAACCACAATAGGGGGGACTGTATTATCTAGTTCAGGAGATTTATTTATGGTAAAAACTAGATTTCACTATAATGTAGCCACCAGCACCTGGGAACCTACTAAAGGTATCTTTAAGAAATCCTTGGGAATGTCTACTCCTACCTCTTATAATTTTAATTGGTTTAGAAAGGTTGCAGTAGATAACCAACACACTGCATGGTTAAAAGATACTCAATATATACCACCCACACCCACTAGTCTTCCCTTCTATACCTCCTTACTATCCTTGACGAGTGACTTTGAGCAAAATAGCTTAGCTACTCCTGAGTGTGACTATGTACTGGTAGAAGTAAATACTTCAGGAACTACTAATATAAATTTAATAGTAGGACAAGATGGCAGATTTACTAATTTGCCAGAAAGAGCTGACCCGGGAAGTACCTACAGTATTATTTCTGGGAATTCTTACTGGGCGTTATCTTCTTGTAGTGCAGACCCCCTACCTACCTGTTCTAGACCTAGAATATGCTATGAAGAAGAGAATTCGTCCTATAGACAGACCGAGCCAGTAGCAGAACCGGGAACCTGTTCCTACAAAATAGTGACACAGTCTTCATTTGATATACCTCTAACCTACCAGCTTTCCAGTCAAGGTTATTTTGGTAATTTGCCGGAGACTTATTTCCCGGGAGATATGGTTGTAAACATAGAAACAGGTAGGCAGTGGTCTATTCCCCCATGTACATCCTCCTGTATTGACCCGGATATTTGTTTTGGTGACTTAGGGTATGAACAGCTATCTGTTGTAGACAACACCTGTTCTTATTCATATAAGGATTCTACAGGTACTATAATATTGCATCAAGATAGTTCCGGGAATTTTACAAATTTATCATTATTGCCTAGTGTTCTGATAGTATCCTATATAGAGACGGATAAGGGGGATTCTTGGAATATACCCAGTTGTACATCAAGTCAAAATTTTCTTGATATTTGTGTGGACATAACGGGGCCCATTATTCAAAATTTAAATTACCTCAATGGACAGCGGGTATCTAGCCAGCCTATAACCCTTACCGGAGAAGTTATTCAATACTCTGATATCTGGATAGATATAACTGTTAACGGATCAGACTATTCTAGAGTAACCGGAACCTCTTCCGGTCATCAAAGAATTGACTTTTCAAAACAAATTGATCTTCAGTATGGCGTTAATACTATTTACTTATATGGGGAAGACTACACTGGTCAAGATGAAAAAACTCTTGAAATTATATATGAACTAGACCCTGAAATTGTAGTAGATCCTATTGACCCTATAGATTTCTGTGAAGGGCCATCAACGTCTGAACTAATTCCAATAACCGGCCACGTTGTAAATGTACCTGGCACAAACCGTTCTGTGAATATTTACTATAACTCAACTTTGATAAAAGATAATGTTTTAGTTTTAGAAGATAATACTTTTGAAACTCAAATAACTATCACACCTATACCGGGTACCTATACTATAAAAGGAACCGTTTCTACTGATACTGGGGGCTATGCAGAGGATTCAACTCAAGCAGAATTCACTACCCCAGACCAGCCAGTTATTATTGTAAATAATTCATCACCAGTAGAAGTTCAGCTCGGTATAACTAATAAAAACATAACGGGAGAAATTATAGCAAGTTCAGGCTCTACTGCCTACTATCTAATAGGGGATAGTTCCGAGCAACACTCTTTATCAATAGGTATTTTTACTATTGCAGTAGATGTATCCTCTCTTCCTACTTACATAACTATTGTAGTTGTCGAAACTTCTGAGAATTGCGATTATGCTAAGTTAGAGAGAGTAGATTTTATTGCAGGACCTTATTATTTCTGTGACCCCTTACAGGGAGGAGGTTGCTGTGTTTATACAGGAACTACCTACCCGGAATCTATCACTTTATATGAGACTTCTGATTGTGACGATGCCTGTGTAGTTAATCCAGTAATTCCTACCGGGGTAATATGTGATGTGGATAATGGTTACTATTGTCTACCCGGTGGGGATGATGCAAACGGCTGTCTTAACTGTAGCCCTCCCCCTCCCGCGGATAGAAGGTACTATACCTGTGGAGCAAATGGATATTGCCAGCTCTCAGAAACAGGTGAGTACACTTCTAGTGATTGTGAAGGGGCCTGTGAAACCCTGCCCCCAGTAACGGATAGAAAGTATGCTTGTGATGTAGACGGTAACTGCACTTTAGATATGGAAGCTACCTCCCCCTACTACCTAGGTGACCCCACCTGTGAAGGAGCCTGCCCAGCTCCTGGTCCTACTCCTTCTAGGTATACCTGCGATACATTACAAGGTTTTTGTATACCGGATCCCTACGGTCCCTATACTGAAAATACTTGCGGAGGTAACCCTACTTGTATAGTTATGCCCGCAGAAGACTATCACTACGGGTGTAATTCAGAGGATTATTGTATACAGAAACCGGGTCCCGGCTCTAAGGATATTACCTGTGGAGGAGATTGTTCCGTTGTTCCTTGGGACTATCATTACGGGTGTAATTCAGAGGATTATTGTATACAGAAACCGGGTCCTGGTTCTAAGGATATTACCTGTGGAGGAGCTTGCAGTATTACATCAGGAGATATTCACTACGGATGTAGTGAAGATGACTTCTGTGTAGTGCTACCGGGATCTGGGTCTCAGGATCCTACTTGCGGAGGAGCATGTGAAAGCCTCCCTACCCCGGACTGGCATTATGGATGCAGTGAAGATGACCGATGTGTAAAATTACCGGGAGCCGGCAGTAAAGATTCCACTTGTGGGGGAACCTGCGATCCTATTCCGGCGTATAACTGGCATTATGGGTGTAACTCTGAAGATAACTGTGTGATATTATCAGGGGCAGGTTCACAAGATCCTGCTTGTGGGGGGACCTGTAATACAGTTCCACCTGTGAGAGAAAGAACCTATGACTGTAACTTAGATGGAGTCTGTGTATATGAATCAAGTGGAACTGGTCCTTATACTACTACTAACTGTGATAATGCTTGCAGAATACCAAATCCAAATAGAGAAGTTTATACTTGCTCTGAATCAGGGTATTGTAGACTTAAATCAAATGTAAGTTCTGGTACTGGAACTTACTATAACAGTAACTGTGATAATGACTGCCCCCCTTTGCCAACACCGGATAATACTCTCTATGATTGTAATACATCGGGCAAATGTGTACCTACTGTAGGGGGGTCCTATACAGATTCTTCATGTTTAGGAGAGTGCCCAGTCCCAGATGCCCCGGATTGCCCTAATTTAGATATTTGTATAGAATCAACTACTACCCCAGGATCTAATACCTCTTCCTCTTTGCAGGTAATATTTATGCTAGACAAGTCTGGGTCTATGATATACAGTACACTATCCGGGGGAGATACCCGGGCTATATTTGCTAGAAATTTAATACAATCTGTTATGGATGAGTTTGATCAATTGTCAGCTGAAATTCATTACTGGTCTTTTTCGGGAAGTGGAACTCCAGGAACACAACAAGGTACTACAGATAGTAGTCAAGTTACTTTTAATGGAAGGGGGCATAGCCCTCAGGGGCTCACTAATGCCGCTTTTAAATCTGTTATTGAGAATAATTTTTCAGTTATATTTTACATAACTGACGGAGAGATGTCACAAGATAGGTACTCTTCTAGTACTCAAATTCCTTTTGAAGGAGTAGCCCCTAATAAGTTCTATTATATTAATATGGTAGATATAAATGATACAAGAGTGGGTGCTACCGGGTTCTTAAATAGAGTAAAAACTAATTATTCTTATATGGAGTTTCAAGTATTAGTTACTGATGACCCAACTGTTATGGACAGTACTATCAGAAATATGACTACTGAAGCCATCTCTGAGAGTACAACCAGTATTTCCTATAAAGTTCAAGGAGATACTATAGTAAATACCGCTTGTGACTACCGTATTGGTCAAATCGCCATTAGTGTAGCTGGAGAGGGGACTGCAAGTGTTGGTAACATACCTGTATCAGAAGGAGCGGTATTAAATTGCCAGGGAGAGGGTTGCCCCTATCCTATAGAACTCTGTGACGAGCCCCCTTACCCAACTGAGTATCTTTGGTCGTGTAACTCTTCTTATACCTGCGTTCAGGGACCCGGGGGGCACATGACTGAGAGTGACTGTCAGGAAATGTGCTATGTTCCTAAGTTTACCTGTAATACCGGTACCTACACATGTGAAGTAGGCCGTACAGGAACTTCATTAGCGTCATGTCAGTCTACCTGTAGACCTGCCTCTTATGTTTGTCCTGATCCCGATATTTGCTCAACAGAAGAGATTACAGGCTATGCGGCTTCCGGTTATGTGAGGGATCTTGCTAATAGTAATCCTATATCAGGTGCCAATGTAGCTTACTCCGGGGGGTCAACCGTAACTAATTCTAGTGGGTATTGGTCATTCCCTTCAGTACCCCCCACAAGCATTACTTTTACAGGGAGTAAATCCGGCTATATAAATGGATCCGTCACTCATGCATTCTCTGGAGATAAAACAAATTTAATAATATTCTTAAATAAGGAAACTCCTTCTGCATTTACTGTTTCCGGTGTGGTAGTGGATGCCTCTAACAATGCTAGAATTTCAGGTGCTAATGTATCTTACTCAGGGGGATCAACTACAGCTAATTCTTCCGGAGAGTGGACATTCACCACTGTTCCTTCTGGAACTCATACTTTTAGTGCATCTGCGTCCGGGTTTGTTTCTGGATCTAAACAGGAAATAATAACTGCTAATAAATCCGGGGTAGTTATTGCATTATCTCGGGTAATGGCCTCTGATGAAGTTAAAGCAATTTTAACCTGGGGGGCTGAACCTAGAGACTTAGATTCTCATTTTTTATCCCAACCTATCCCGGGTGGAGTTGAATCTCATATCTATTATAGCAATAAAGGATCTGCTGTTAGTGAACCTTTTGTTAGATTGGATGTTGATGACGTTTCCGGTTATGGGCCAGAGACTGTACATATAGCTAAGACTGGGGATAGAATTGGTACTTATTTCATTTATGTGTGGGGTGGGACTCCTGGTTATTTTGACGATAGCGGAAGTACTGCTGCTCAAGTTGAGATAGTTACTGATGGAGCTTCTACGGCAATCCAAAGACCCCCCGTACCCAGTGGGGTTACTACTCCTAGATACTGGTATGTATTTAATATTATGTTAGATGGATCCATTCAGATAGTAAATAGACTTCAGAGTATTTCCCCCACACTGCATCAAGCTGTAGGTTCCCCTATGGGCTTAAGTTATACTGAAATTCCAGTAGATTTATTGGCCTCTCTGTATCATTACCAGCAAACTGATGCACTACCTTCAGGGGCGGGTACCTGTTCCTATAGTATAGCCGGAAATAATTTAACTCAATCAGGGGGTTATTTTACTAATATTGGGGGTATTACCACTTCTAGTAGAATTACTGTTGTAAATGTAAACGTACCTGGAGGAGGAACTTTAACCTACCCTATAAGGGAGTGTTCTTCACCGACAGATAAATATGATTGTATCAATGATATGTGTGTAATAACTCCAACTGGAACGATGACCCATGCTGAGTGTATTTCTTCTTGCACTTTGCCGGCAGACAATACTTGGAGTTGTAATACCAGTACTTATACATGTATAGAAGATCCAGCCGGAACTCAAACAGAAGCTGAATGCTTAGTTACCTGTGAAGCCCCCCCGGTAACACCTAAGTATAATTGTACCGCAGGAGGGGACTGTATACGGGATGATATAACAGGTAGTATGACTTATTCTGAATGCAATTCTACCTGCAATGCCTCCCCCTTAACTGAATATCTATGCCAGATTACAACAGGTATTTGTATAAGAGATCCCATCAACGGAACCTTAACTCATGGTCAATGTTTAAGTACGTGCCAGGCTCCTGAGCCTGGTTATAGCTGTAATCCTGTCACAGGGGTCTGCGAACCCAGTTTATCAGGAACTTATACAGCAGCGGACTGTGATGGCCAGTGCCAAATTGGAACTATAGATTTAATCATTCAAGGTAAAATTAATATAGGGTCGTGGAGAAATTTAAAATTAGTAGATGCAGATTGTTTACCCCACTGCGGTGTAGATATTTTAGACCCCTCTACCAATACCCGGAGATGCGCCTGTGAAAATGCCGCGGACTGGCTAATAGATTATACAATAAGACCTTCTAGCACAGATTTTCCAGGAGTTCCTTACTTATTCCCAATGAGTCCCTGGGTAAGTCTGGGTGTCTGTGAACCTGGTGTTGCTCCTATCACGGGCTACACTTTCAGCTGGCATACTACTAAACCCGTTGGAAGATACTTACAACAGATTTACTCCCCCTGGGACTTAGACTGTATAAGAAATGGGGGGCCTAAATTTGATGTTATGCCTCAGTTTATGAGCCCCGGTTATCCTACCCCTTATAAAATCAATTTTACAGTTAATGTTAATGAGCGGACAATTGTTCCTGAAGAGAGTTTGTATTATTGTGATGTTTCTGGAGGTACTCCTAGATGTGTGGCCTCAGAGACTCGTGGCTATCAATCTTTGATTGACTGCAATAATACTTGTCGGGTTATAGAAGAAGATGAGTTATATTACTGCAATTCTCAATATACTTGTGTTCAGGGCCCTTCTGGCCACTCCACCTTTGCTGAATGCCAGTCAACTTGTTATGTTCCTAGATATACTTGTGATCCTACTACTCATACATGTAAAGTAGCCCGCACAGGTTCTTCACGAGAAACTTGTGAGAGTACCTGTGGTACTTCTACTGGAGAAGACCTAACTAGAGTAAAATGCCCCAATCCTGATTTAATCTATGAAAGAGTGGAGATACCCCCTGACCCAGTATATACTAACTTTACAGTTAGAGTATACAAACCTAAAACTGGAATGGCTGGAGATATGTTAGCTCCAGGAGCTTCTGTAACCATTTCAGGTCCCAGCCCCAGTTCCAAATTAACGGGCTCTACAGGAACGGCTCTTTTCCAGAATGTTCTAGAAGGGCGCTATACTTTAGATGTGACTTTATCTGGATATTCTCCAGAAACTTTAGTCAGAAGATTTCTCTTAGAAAATGATGGAGTAGTTATTAATGTATATTTAAGTGAAGACCCATACAATGTATTGACTAATTTAAATGTAATAGTTACGGATAGTGAAGGAAACCCTATTTCTGAGATACCCGAAATAACTGTAACAGGTCCCGGGGGATTTAGTTCTACAGTATGGGGGAAGACCTATACTTTTGTAAATCTTGAACCTGGAACTTATACTATTGTAGTAAAGTCGCAGAATGAAAGTCCGGTAACAACTTCTGTAGTAATAACAGGGAGCTCTGCTACTCAAGAAATATCTATAGCTATGAGTGGGGGTATTACTCCCCCGGAACCATCTGGTCCCCCTTTATATGTAATTAGAGCTAGTGATTTTGATGTATCTTCTAGAGTTATACCTAATCTAACAGTAGATGTTACCGGTCCCGGGGGTTACTCAAAAACTCATACCAATGTTGTTACTCCTCCGCCAACCTCCCCCCCGCAAACATCTGTATCTAGGTCAGGAGTTTACACAGCATGGGGGCATGCTCCCGGCTACTATTCTTGTAGAATAACGGATAGATGGGGAAATTCTGATTATGCTGACGCGGAGGCATCAGATTCCACAACTTCTTCCACTATAGCTAACCTAGTGCTTTTCATTAGTACACATCTACCCATTGAAGGATCTTATCAAGAATATTCATGCTATCTATATGATTCTGCCGGAAATTCCGGTCCGGAGATAGTAGACTCAGCTCCGGTAAGTGGATTAAGTACCTTGAAGGTAACTGTTAAGGATGGCACCACAAATACTGTTCTCTATGGATGTCCTGTTAATGTACAAAAGTCCTCTCAAGTTTTTAGTGCCCCTTCTACTGCAACCTTTGAATCTTTCCCGATAGGAGAAACTTTTACTCTAACAGTTTCTAAATCAGGCTACAACACTTATGTAGAAACTAGTTTTACTGTACCTGCTTCTGCATCTGGATCAATTTTTAATAAGACTGTTTACTTAGTCACTTCAGGGGGTGGTGGGGGAGGGGGCACTCCAGACCCGGTTCCTAACTCTTGCCCAAATCCAGTTCTATGTAAGACGGTAGTTGGTGGGGTTGCTACTTACACCCAGGGAGCATCAGTAGCTAATTCTGGATGTAGATATACTTTAGATGGAGCTAATTTGGAAGTAAATGGAGCTGCTTGGATAAATGGTAGTAATGGGTGGTTCACTAATCTACATTTAATGACCGAAGATTTATATGGGTCTCTTAGTACTGTCCAGTGTTTCACCTGGGAAGGTTGGTTTTCTACTGGAAAATATGTTGGTAATTACACGGTTCCCTCCTGTTCAGCTTCTTCTGAATTTACAGGGTATGCTTCAGATGTAAATCAGTTAGCTTCCACAGTTTATGAATATACCCAACTTACTCCAATATCTCCTGATAGTTGTTGTAGCTACTCCGCTAATGCTGTACCTTTAACGTTAGATTCAGGGGGGTATTTTAACAATCTCCCAGCTTTATCGGCTTCCTATCAAATACGTACGGTTAAAGCTATCTGCAACGGAGCTTATACTAATTATGATATACGAAGTTCGGGAAAACAGCAGTATAGGTGCACTTCCGGTAACTGTGTAGAAGCTTCAACAGGTAGTTCACATGTAGAGTGCATCTCAACATGTGTTGCTAATGTAGAAGAGAAGTATTACTGCGATATTAGTGATAGCTATTCTTGTAAACTAGGTCCTACTGGGACTATGACTTTAAGTCAATGTCAGTCTATGTGCACAGCTCCGCCAGCTCCCAGCCCTAAGTATATCTGTAATACTGATACTTTTACCTGTGAAGAGAATATTTTAGGGGTACAAACAGAGGCTGATTGCCAAGCTACCTGCATAGCCCCCTCACCCCCGTCAGGATCTCCTACCTATAGAGCTCTACTAGTAGCTTCCGGGGAATACGATGACCCCTCCCAGAATTTACCTATAAGCGCTACCGGTGTAGAAAGAATTAGGGCTGTACTGGTTAACCAGAATACCCCTTATCAAATTACGGTAAAATCCCCTAGAATTACGTCCCCGGAATTGGATGCCGCTTTCTCAGTTTATAGTTCAGACTCTAGTATTACTTCACAGGATGTTTTCCTGTTTTACTGGTCTGGTCATGGGGCCTCCGTAGAAGGGAATTCTGTTTTAGCTACTGCTGAACTAGCCGCCTATTCAGTAGAAAGATTAAGAACAAAACTATCAGCCATACCAGGTAAAAAAATTGTATTAATTGAAGCCTGCCAATCTAGCGGATTTTCTCAGCTAAGTCTAGAAGATGCTACCTGGATCAACCCTGAGTTATATACAGAACAATTTAGTAAATCAGCAGGGTTCAATCAAGGTGTACTGGATATCTTTGGAACTAGCTCCGGGAAATTTTCAATGCAGGATTCATCTGATCAAGAATTTTCAGTAATAGCAGCCTCTTCTCCCGGGGAGAATGCCTATGGCTCTCAGACCTACTCAGGCTTTATGTCTTTTGCTATAGCAGACGGGCTCGGAGCTTCTGGAATACTTCAACCCACCTCCGCTATAGATAATACGTTCAATGCGGATATAGATGGAAATGGGGAAATAACCTTATCGGAGCTGTATGTGTATGCTAAGCCTTTAGTAATGCAGCTGAGTGTAAATCGCCAGAATATGGTAACTACTTATGGAGACATAGTAGTAGCAACCTGTGCCCCTACTGCCTCTCCTTCTAGTCTAGCCACCCCTAATTACACTCCTTATTTACTTCCTACAGAGGTTGACCCAGACTTTATAAAGATCATTCAACCGGGCTTACCGGGAGAAACTTACTATTTAAAATGTGGCACTGGAAATGCTATTGAGATTGTCTTAGATGAAAACGGAGATATTACAGATGCTGATAAAGAACTTATCTTAGTAGCCTATTTAGAGGATGGCATGTGTGGCCTATATAAAACTCCAGGAGGAACAGGAGAATACCGAGATCTGTCAAGTTGTTCAGTTGTCCTTATGCCAGAACTTTGCTACACTATTGGTGGAGAAGTTCAGACAGTAATACCGGGGACTCCTAACGGATCCTTCCAGGTAAATTGTGCAGGAGACATATTTACAGTAACAACAGATTCTTCTGGAGATTTAACTGAGATTAGCAGTAATAGATTGGAGAATTATGATCTATCTTCCTGCATGATTAATGGAGTCTTGTTCCAGGAATGTGAGACCGGACCTATGGTGAATGACTGTATCATTCCTCAAGTATGTGCTTCAGAATCCGGGTTCCGGCAGACAGGTTTAGTAGATATCTCAGGGGGATGTTTATACCAGATTACCAAAACTAGTACCGGAGAAATTTACACTTTGATGGTTTCAGGTGGTTATCTTACAAACTTAAACGGAAACCCTGCTGTGACCTCCTACTGCTACAATAATCCATACAGGTGTAGAATTGAGGCTGTAAAAAGTTATATAACAGAAGGATCTGCTATTCCTTTATGCTCAGTATCTGTAAGATATGATTGTATTTCAGGAATATGTGAAGAAAGTTCTACTGGATTCTTCCCGGATAGAAATAGTTGTATAGCCAGTGGTTGTGAAGAAGCTTATGTGGAAAATGGAGTAGGTAGTTTTGAAATTTCTGTAAAGGAGGTTACTATCTAAAGTGAAACTAACATCTTTTGATACAGGAAATCCAGTTGTATTTGCTTATGAACCTGATTTAACTGATACTAGGCTACCTATAGTATTTAAAGGGGTGGAATATACAGAACCGGATGGGTTGTTACACATGGGGGCTACTTTACTAGGAGCTTGTGGGGCCCCCTCCCCAACAAAAGGCTATCTGATGGCCGGGGGAGCCTCCTCTAAAGAATACGGGGTAACTTCTTCTCTTTCTCTAGTAGGAGGGGACACTATTTATATTGGTAGTGATCCAATCTTAGTTAAAATACATCATGAAGAAGGCTCTGTAGGAAAAACTTTAATGATAAACTTTAGTGGTAACTCTCTGGATACAATCACCCGACAAGAATCTGCTCTAAGGCTTGCACTTACTTCATCCCCATTTGGACATTACATGGTTCTTTCTAGAACAAGATCCGGTTCTGCTCAGAAATTCATAGATTTACTTGAGGAATATTCACTAAGCTGGGAAAGTGTAACCCTTACAAAAGCGGAGGAAGATAATTTTACTTGCGGCTCAGAACATGAAGAAACTTCATACGCAAATCTTGCAACAGAATTTCCTAGTTGTGCTATAAATCAGCCCGGTATGTTGGATAGTCAATTACCCACTTATTTATCACTAGAATTCAGTATTACTAGGCAACATCAAACAAATATTAATGCTTTACCTATAGTTATAGGTATGAGAGATAAAAATGATCCGGAAATACCGGGAGAAGCTTTCTTTGAATGTACCTATACCCTGCCTGCTGGAGCCTTCACAACCACAAAGGACTCTTACGGAGCTTCTATTAGAACCCCTAACATAAATAGAGATGCTACAAGTCCTCAGGATATTGTGGTCTATATACACAGTTCAGTAAATAATATATCTAGGCAGTTTAACATCACTTCTCTTAAGAATGCTACTAATATGATGGCTGTATCTATGGAGGAGAAATGACAGTTTCCCTTACTGATGGTAAGTATGCACTAGAGTATAATAAAGATGGAATTATATTGACGATATCCTCTTATTGTACTGATCTGAGCAGACCCTGCTTGTATCTCTCAGATATATCCTTAGAAACTCCAATAGATAAAAAAAAGTTTAAGAGACAGTATTGGGTAAACTCTAAGACTTTAAAGTTGCAGGAAAGATGGAAAGATGCTTTACTAGTAGAAAAGGGTGAAGGAGAATACAACATTGTTAATTTAGGAAATACTTCCGAAGAAATGAGGTTATGCATCGTTAGAGCGGATAACCCGGAAGCTGGTTGTTGTGTTCGCAGAACTTATAAAGCGAATGGACCTCAGCTAGGCCTACTAAAAAGAAGTACCGTACAGAGATCCTGTGGAGATAGCTTCGTTATAGCACACATATCTGGTGTAAGTAAAGGATTGCTCACAATACCGTTGTGGCTATAGCCTATTTAATAAATAATTACTAGTAGATTCAAACATTTTAATAATAAACTAAAAGAAGGAGTGAACTAAATGATTAATTGGAAAGTAGTATTCAAGAATGGTGAAATAGCCGAGGGAGAATCTGGAGGATTTACCTCCACTCTTAACAAGAAGGGGGGAATCCATAAAGTAGCAAAATTCTCAGTAGAAGCTTACGAACAGATAGCAGAAATAGACATGGAAGAACGCACTTTTAAAGTTACCAGTCCCCATGGTGAGATTGAATTTTTGCCTTTTGTAGAAGCTGGTAATGAAGTGGAAATTGTTTATTATACTAAGGTAAATATGCTGCTGGATGCCGGTTTTCAGCCTACTGAAACTTTAAAAATACCTAGAATAGGAGTTAAATCTCCTGGCCGTAAAAATGGAATTATTATAAAATTGGACCCCTCCGGTATTTATGAAAGAATTGACGAAATTGACTAAGTATGGAGACTATTCTTCTGAAATTATAGAATTAGTACAAGATTTTGTAGCTGGTGGATTCTCTCAGAAATCTTTAGCTACTCTATATGAATTAGATCTCATATCCTCAAAAGATAGACACGCTTCTTTAACAGAAGAAGGTCAGAGATTACTTCAAATTTGTGATAATAGAAAGTTGGATTAAGTCTATATAATATGGTTAGAGACTGGACTACAGAAATTAGCCCTCTTCAAAATTTAGAAGATATAGTTGGACTAACTTTCTATTATACTCAGGCAGATCGAGATACTAAATCATTTAAAATTAGGCCTGTTTTAATATACAGAAAACTATACAAGACTATTCAAGGTTACCGATTAGGAACTCCCTATTATGGACCCTGGTATATTACTATTCAGTCCTCGAATTTCTCTGTAACTCAGGCTGTAACTTTAGTAAACTCTGCTGGAATAAATTACAGCAAACTTATGCAGGGGCCCCTTAAATCTTTGTACTATGTAGAACTTGAGGAAATTTCTGTACCCTCTGGCAATATTAAGTTAGAAATTACTGGGGAAATTAAGAGCCCTTCTAGAAAGATAAGGGGGTTATCCAAGTTATTGTGGACTAACTGGCTTCATATAGATCCTGCTAAAAGTTTGACAATACAGGGCACTGACCAGAGTCCCTGGAATAACATGGACGGATCCCTTATAGGTTTCTTCAGAGGTCCTAGCTATTTCTACTTGGCAGAAACCTATTTACCTTCTATAAATGGATTTACTTCTAGAAAAACCTCAAATGTATCTATCATATGTGACCCTCTAGGATTCTCTGTACAAACTACTAGAATACTTTCTTATGAACTTTACGAACACCTACCTAACACCTTAAGATACTGTAAGTCAGGTACTCTAAGAAAAGAAGTCTGTATTGCCTATTCTCCTAGAATGCAAGTGTTCTATACAGACGGTATCTACTATATACTGGAGAAATCTTTATGTCAATAGAAGCTACCCCCTCTAAATTAGCCCAATCTATACTTATGTTAGACGGAGATCCTTTTACATTAGAGGATAGAAATTACATTTTACCAGTTTATGACGGAGGTTATGAAAGGGTACTTTTGTACACGGGGAGACAGGTAGAGAAATCTACTACCCTGGCTGCAAAATTAGTATCAGATATGATCTTGACACCTTATACTACAGGGCTATATGTAGCCCCTACTCAGGAACAGGCTCGCGTATTTTCTTCTCAAAAAATAGATCCATTCATTAGGTACTCCCCATTTGTACGTAAAAATTTTACAAGCACAAAGAAAACTGATAGGGTATTACAGAGACAGTTAACCAACGGCTCTGAGCTATATCTTAGATATATGTACCTAACCGCAGATCGCATTAGAGGATTGTCTGCTGATACACTATGTATAGATGAAATACAGGATATGCTTAGGGATGAGATTCCCGTTGTAGAAGAAGTTCAGTCACATAGTAAACGACCTTTTCAGTTATATGCCGGAACCCCTAAATCTAAAGTTAATGCCATACAGCATTATTGGGATCTGTCTACAAAAAATGAATGGGTTATAAAGTGCACCTCTTGTGGAACTTACCAAACAGTAGAAGAACACAATTTAGAAAAAAAGGGACTTTCTTGTAGGAAATGTGGTTCCCTTTTGAACCCTCAAAATGGGGTGTGGATAAGCACTACTGAGGAATTAGAAGAACCCTATTATCAGGGGTTTCGTATACCACAACCAATTGTTCCCTGGATACAATGGGATAAAATATGGTATAAATATACTAAAGCTTATACTAGGCAGAAATTTTACAATGAAGTTTTGGCAAGACCCTATGATATGGTCACCAAGCCTATTACCCAGGATGAACTCTTAGCTATATGTGAAGACCGGGAGTTTGATAGTGGCTATGAACCCCGTATATACGGTAACTTACCCTTAGTAATGGGGGTAGACTATGCTACTCCTCTTGGAGAAGAATCCTTTACCATTGTTACTATAGGGGGATTAGTAGGAGATAGATTTAGAGTAGCTTACTCCTATAGGTATGAAGGAAAAGAAGCTGACTTTAACTTCATTTTTAACGATATCCTTAGATTATGCCGAGTTTACAAGGTACAAGTACTAGGGGTGGACTGGGGGGTTGGTTCCGGGGGGATTAATGCTCAGCTAAGGCAGGCTTTATCCCACGGGGGAGATCGGCTTACCGAGTATCAGTTAGTAGGAAGACTAAAAGAGACTATAAAATGGGATCCAGATGCCTATCTTTTTAGATTAGATAGAACGGAAATACTAAAATATTTCTTCTTGCAGCTTAAGCATAAGATGGTGCTGTTTCCAAAGTGGGAAGTTTCTGGTAAATATCTGAAGGATTTTCTAAGTTTCACTGTTGAGTATTCTGAAAGTAGAAAATCTATTATGTATGATAGGGAGCCAGGGAGACCTGATGATTACGGATTTTCTACCCTCTTTGCTTATTTAACCGCATTAATGCTAGCCGGGAAAATGGATGTTTATGAACCTCGCCTGCCTGTTAGTATAAGAACATTCTAAACTTGACACTTAATATAGAAATGGTATTCTATGACAGCATATACTTTCTACTAAGTAAGTATTCCTCGTAATTAACAACTGTCTCCCCATTACCCAAAGTTGACAAGTTATAAATATTAGTTAATATAAGAGCATGAGGTGATAACGTGCGGTGGGAAAAAATAACTTACATGAATAAAGCCCTGGAACTACTTAATAATAGCTCTACTCAAAATACTTCCTTAACTGAAGAGTTAGCTAATACAGCTGAAGAATACGAGATGGAAGATGATCAAATAAGAAGGTTAGCCGAGTATATTAATAAAGCAAATTTTGCATATCACTTCAATACTCAGGAAGATAAGACATTTTCTTTTAAACCTGTTGATGCTAGTGAGGTTATCTTTGGTAGAAAAAAAGTGTCTACCCCTTTAGAAAGTGATTATGTAGTTAAAAAAGCAGAATTCCTTGAACCTTTAGCTGATGAATTCTCCTATGGAACTCAGCCTATGACTAAAGTAGCTCAAGCTACTGACTGGGCTTCTCGTATAGACAACCCTCTACAGGATCTTATGCTGTATACTAAAAACGGGGATATCTATCCAGATAGTATTAAAGTAGCTAATCTAAGGATAGATATGGAGAAATATGCAGAAGAAAGTAAACAGGCTAAAGGATCATTTGAAGAAGCTGTAGAAGCTACTGCTGCTTTATTGGATCAAGCTGCTAACCGAGGAGTTTTGCAGAATACCATACAAAAATTAACTAAACATTTTATGGGAACCTCTGGCTCTAGTAAACATATGAAAGTTTTGCGGATGGCTATAAGAAAAGTAAAAGAGAAACCTAGAGAAAAAACTGCTTCCTTAGACGTTGCTGATATAGATTCTTTAACAGAAGGAACTCTTCAGCAAATTGTCACTACGGAAAGAAAAGCTTTCCATTTAAAAATTGCTTTAGACAATTTCATAGAAAAGAAAACTCTGCTTAAAAAGATAGCTTTTGCTTTCCCTGTTTTCTGGCAGGAGGAAGGTTATGACCTCTAAGGCTAGGGCTAGCTTCTTTAAGAAAATGTTTAAACCGTCAGGGGCTAAAACAATCTCTGGTTTAAAAGATGTTACCATCGGGATGGGTAGAGTTGCCCGAGGGGGCGCTTCACTATTTAGATCTCAGCCTACTGCCGCTAAAATGCTAGAAGCGGGAACTTTAACTTATTTAGGAGCTGAGTATTTACGAAAGAAGCAAAACGAAAAACAGCAACAGATGTATATGAATCCTTATCAACTTTAAAAAGTATAAACATTTAACGGAGGTGTAGTATGGAAATTAAAATTGCTGAAGATCTTTATGGACTTGGATGTGACTTAACAAGAATTGCAGGATATACTGATGTGGATGCTCAGACAGATGGTGAATTTGTAAAACAGGCAGAAGAGTATTCTGATCTGTATAATAATTTGGGATCAGCTGAATTAGTTAAAATTGCTGGAAATCTTCTGAAACTTGCCGGAGAAAGGTGCTACGATGAAACCGAAGAGTACTACGAAGATGATATTATGAAAATTGCTGAAGACGGTATGGGCCTTCTTGAAATGGCTGAAGTATCTTATGAGGGTGATAATGGCTATGATGGTTATGGTGACTACCCAAGTAATATAGATAAAGTAGCAGAATTACTTTTGAATCAATAAAGGGGGGTCAATATGAACCCAACTAGACAGATTTTAGTTAAACAGGCTGGGTTTTTTAATAATATACTGAAACCCCAGTCTCTTATCCCGGGAGGTAACAAAATTCCACCTGGGACCTCAACTGGAATCCCACCTAAACCCACATTTAAGTCCGGGTTACTCCAAGGTGGGGGAAAGGCATTCGGACAAATGGCTGCCGGTCTTGCCTTAACAGGAGCCACGGCATTCGCTAGTCATCTTGGGCGCAAAGTTGCAAATAAAAATTCTTTACGAGTTATACAGGACCTAATAAATATGTTTAGTAATCTTCACCCAGAATGGGATAGAAAAGATCTGGAGCATCAGTTGTACTTACTGTATGAAACAAAACCAGATTTATTCAAGTATAAGGAAATCCATTCTATAGAAGTTTACTTAAAAAGTATGATGGATTATGGAGGAGCTAGCCCTATGTTTTTGAAAACTGTAACTGAAACTTATGATAGAACTAAAAAACCCGGTTCTAGTTCTTTCTTAAAGCCTTAAGCAGTAAATTAAAGTCCCCCCCAGTTATTTATTTAAAAACTCTTAGAAGATTTTAGAAGATTGGAGACTGTGTCTTATGTATAAAGAAATTCCATTAAGTTCAAATGAATTAGTATCTGAAATGTTCATAGCGTCTTCAATGGGCCTTACAGAGTTAGGGGGGCCCCTGATAAAAACAGCTTCAGTATCGGACCTTTCTTCTGAGATACAAAGAGCTCTAAAAGAGCTTCAGTATGATTCAGATAAATTTATATATTTGGTACTTGTCGCTCTTGGAGCAGGTGAGTACTGGGGTATGAATAGAAATGGAGACTACTTTACAGAGAAAGGGTTAAAGAAAAATTATAAAAGCTATGAGGTTACCGGATATGTTTACTCCCACCATCAAAATAAAGACCCTAAAAAGAGTCTCGGAAAAGTAATAAGAGCAGGGTGGAATGATCTAATGAAACGAGTAGAGCTTATTGTAGAAATTGATAAGGGGTCTGCCCGGGAACGTGCTCCAGATTTTCTTGAAGCAGTTGAGTCCGGTAAATTTCCGGATGTTTCCATGGGTGTAAAGGCCCCTTATGACCAATGTTCCATTTGTGGTAATAAAGCTACCAAAATTTCTGAATATTGTGAACATTTAAAATTTCAGAAAGGCCAGATACTACCTGATGGTAGACAAATATATGCTATTACTGAGGACTACTCTTTCTTTGACATTTCATTTGTTACAAGAGGAGCAGATCCCACTGCTAAAACTCTACTTAAAGTAGCCTCTGCAACAAACACTTCGGATTATACTGTAGATAAACTAGCAGAACTCAGGAAAGAAGCTCCTGCAACTTTCTTAGGGTCTCTCGTGAGGAAGTCTCTAAACCCGGATGATATAGAAATAGTTCACAGTAAAATACCGGAAGTTCCTGAAGAGGACGTTCTCAAAAGTATGCTTCTGCTAGGTAGAATTCCTACTGAGCAGAATTTAGAGTTAATATTCAACAAAGGATTATTAAAGTCTGCAGAAGAACTCCCTCCACTGTCATCTTTACTAAAAGTTGCAGCCTCCCTATCTCAAGAGGGGCCTAAATTGACACAGAGACAGATAGAGAAAGTATTGACAGGATCTTATGGTTCTGTATTCAAATCTATTGTAAACTTTTTTATCCAGCATAAGGACCTGTCAGCTATTCTTATTGGATCCGGATTAGGGGCTCTTCTGTCTAGGCTAAAAGGGAGACTAGAAACAGGCCCTACTAAGAGTCAGCAAATGGAGAGGGCTTCCATGACCCCTCAAGAAATGCAAGCTTTCCATGCAGCACAACTTCAAAATACAAGGTTATATGGACCTTACTCTGTAGTAAAGAATGCTGAAGATCTTGAAGATCTTCAATTATTTACCGAATTATTAGAATCCTGAAGGAGGTTTAAATATGAACAAGAACTATAAAGAATTAATGGATATGCTCAACGGCTATAACGAAGCTGGAGATGACAGCCAGCAGTCTATGGAAAAAGTAGCCGAAGTTACTAAGATGGCTCAATTAGGTAGAGATTTTGCAGACGGTTTCATGGATGAGGTGGGGGGACAATTAGAATCAATGTTCCAGGCCACTATGGAGAAAACTGCACAGGAATTCATTTATAAACTTGCAGAGGAATTTATGTCAGGTCCAGCAGCAGGTTCACCTGAAATAGCCGGCTACCCGGCACCAGAACAACCCGGGGATCCCTCAAGACCTGCAATAGCTAGAGTAGCGGCAACTCCCCCAAGTACTCCTGCTGAAGTTAGCACAGATATGAATCAGACTCCGGGAATGACTCCTGGTACTTTAGGAAAAACTCCTCCTTACCATGGCTTTAATGCTCCTGCGGGGGAAGCTCCTGGAATAGATGAAACTCAGATGGATAAACTGTTAGCTACTCTTAGCCCAGAAGAAATTGAACAACTCATGAATGATCCCGTACTTGGTCCCCAACTGCAGGCATTTTCACATGAAAAAGTTGCTTCTATGAGTAGAGACGACTTTGCAGAGTTTGTAGAGGATCTTGATGGAGATACTCTTGCTGAGTTAGCACAGGATCCGATGATTCAACAGAAGATATATGAAGGTTTGCTTTAAAGAAAGGGGTGAATAATTATGGACCTTTCCTTCTTTAAGACTAGAGAGTTTGGAGAAGAAATCCTAAAGATTGCCTTCCTTAATGAAGAGATTCAAAAAGAAGCTGGTTTAGGGACTTTAATTGGAAAAGCTACTTCTAAGATAGCCCCTAAATTAACTCAGTGGGGGGCTGGCAGAGCTAATACAATTGGAAATTTAGCTACCAGTGCCGGAAAAGGGATAGGCCATTTCGGAGATATAGCCAGTAAAAGTGGGGCCCGGTCTGCTTTTTCAAGAGCTACTAAAGCGGGCTGGAATAAAATTCCAGGTACTAAGACTCTTTCTTCTATGGGTAAAAAAACCTGGGGATTTCTTGGAAAACATCAGGGACCAATTTTTGCAGCTTCCATGTTAGCAGGAGTTCCTGCTGTAGCTCAGGGAATGGTAAATGCCGATAAAGGCTCTCGGGAACAGAGTAAGATAATGGATGCTCAGACACAGTACTGGAATAGTATGAACCGAGATAGAATTGCTCCTAAGTATGCAGAAGAGACTCTCTCTAAATATGCTGAAGACAACCCATGGGATATTGGAGAACCTTCTGGGGGGGACGCACCCTCTGATGTAGAAGATAATGCTTTAATGAACTTACTTGTAAAAAAAGCTGAAGAATTTGATATCTGACATGCACTAAAGTGTGATGTCTAACTTATATTTGAATTGGGAAGGAGTGTTTATTAATGACGAACAAAATAGAACTTATTTCAGGTTTTACTACTTCTTTTGTACTGTCTAGAGAAATTAAAGCAGATAATATAGAAGAAGGGTTTTGGCTCTCCCCGGCATTAGATGGGAGAATGGATTTTCCAGCTGTAGCTGGAGAACACGCCTATATGGCAATATCTGACACGGATCAGCCTTCTACTAAAATTACCAATGCATTAGTATTTTTGATGGAGCAAGGCTATGTCAAAACTACTCAGATAGATTCAAGCGTGACCCCAGTTTCCGGTATGAAATTAGCCGCCGGAACAGCTGGAAAACTTATTGAATTTGTGTCAGGTACACATGATTACTACGTAGCAATAGTCGACCACGCTGATGGGGACTACACCTACATTAAGATTGTATAAGGGGGTATAACGAATGAATACATCGCTTGAAAGAGTAAACAAAGCCTTTTGGCAATTGCTTAAAACTGCGGAAGGGGTAGACCAAGTTACAGAAGCAACTGACCTTTATCTTAGAAAGAAAATAAGGGAAGATGCTTTTTGGAGAACTATTCTTCCTCCAAAAATAATTGACAGAAGACAGTGTACTAGAAGTTTAAATCATGATGGTCTAGTAAAAATCATAGATATTGAGCCAGACGCAACAGGAGCAGTGGCCATTGACTGGAGAGGTAGTACCGGGCACAAGTACATCAAGGGTGACCGATATGAAGTTCCTTTCTACAAGATAGAAACTCCTATCCAGGAAATGAAAGAAGCTGATGAATTTATTTATGAGATGCCTATCACTGAAATTATTAGGTATCTTACAGAAAAAGATATTGCAAAAACTGAAGATAAAATATTTATTGACGGAGTAAAAGCTGCTATTACTGAATCCGGGTTGCAGGGTACATCATCTCATCAAGCTTTTACCAAAGATGATTTAATTCCTCTGTTTAACTTTTTGGATGGTAACTACAATAAAGCCGCAACTGTATTAATGACGTTATCTCAATTCAATAATACTTTAGCGTGGGATAATACAGACTTTGGTAGTGATCTTCTAAGTAAAGTTACAGTAGACGGATTCCAGACTACAAAGCTTCTTGGTAGAACTCTAGTTGTAACTAACAAAAAGGATATTGTTGCAGACAATGAAATTTATACTTTTAGTGTACCTAAAATGCTAGGACATGCTTTCCTGTTGGAAGAAGATTTGAAATTTGATGTTGAAACAGAATTTGACACATTCAGATTTAAGTCTTGGGAATATATAGGAGCCGCTATAGGTAATATTAATTCTGCAGCAAGACTTGTTTTAGCTACATAAATAATAGAATTGTAGAGCAAAAGGAGAGGTGGTTCGATGCCTACAGTAAAAAATATAGGAAACACTGTATTGTTTTTTCCTAAGACTAACCGAACAGTAAAACCTGGTAGTGACTATCTAATAGGAACTCTAGATGAAGACTGCCAGGTATTTATAAAAGCTGGATTACTTGAAGTTTCAAGTGGGGGAAAGAAAGACAAACCAACTCTGGACCCTATAGTAGAGCCAGTAAAAGCTTCACCCGAACCAAAAAAAGCTTCACCCGAACCAAAAAAAGCTTCACCCGAACCAAAAAAAGCGGCGCCCGTAGAGAAAGTGGAACAGATAGAGAAAGAAGAGAAAGAGAAGAAAGAAGAGAAAGAGAAGAAAGAGGAGAAAGAGGAGAACTCATCCAACAAGAGTTCCTACCATTCCTACAGCAAAAAAGACAACAAGGATGTGGATGTAAAGTCAAAAGATAAAAAATCTAGTAAATAGATAGGGTGATTGTGTGGGTAGTTTCTTAGCACCTGGCCCAACCCTTATGGGGTGGACGGTTTATAGACGAGAGATTCCTTTATCAGGGGCACTATATGGAGTTACTATGAAACCCCTCCAGGGATCCATAGGGGGTAGAGCTTCTATTATTTCCTTGTCTGGAACTGCAGCTGAAAAGAAGCTATCACCGGCCTGTAAGCTAGGAGCTATGATAGGATCTACCAAGTATTCCAATACTTGTCTAAGCGACTTAATTATAAAAGTGCGTAGACGGATGAATGATTTTGCAAGAGCTAACCGCTTACTCGGGGAAGTAGAAGCAAGTGATGGAGCTATATTTTCAGCTTTGTCAGAAACTTTAGAACGAATTAATGATACTACCCCATACTCCCTGAGATGGGCTTGTGAACAATTTCCGGCAAAGACTTTATTATTAGATGGCGCTATTTTACTTATATTGGAAGCTTTAATCTACTCTGATATCCGCAATACTGTACAATATGACGCTGCTGGAATGTCTGCAACTGAATTTGGAAAATACCAAGCTTACATGCAGCTATACAGCATGAAAATGCAGCAATGGTCAAACAATGTTGAACAGTTTAAAATTGAATACAACTATAATCTTGCTTGGGGGGGTGTTATTGGTTATGGGTTTAGTCAATACGTCGATTTCTGGTCCATCGGTTACTAATCTACAGATAAGACCTCTGCTAGGTAGAGACTACATTGTTACCTGGGAAGTAAAACTGCCTGAACATTTAGAAGACGGCAGGATAGATATATACCTAAAACCATACTCCAGTGATTCCCCTTTTGCAACAATTCCATGGGGAGAAAAACAGGAACTCCTTCTTAAGACTATAACCAATAAATCTATTTTCTTTTTTGAGGAGATAGAATTTGTAGGAATATCTAAAGATAATGAAGAATTATTCAAAGAATCTGTTTTACTAGACCCATGGGTAGACGACTATGTAGCTGAAGCTTTAAGAAGAGATATACACCTATCTTTAAGTAAAGCTAAAGGTCTTTTGGTCGCAGCCTTTATTAGGCGTAAGTGGGGTCCAAAATGCCCTTCCTGTTATTCTAAATCTACCAATAAACTGGACCCTCAATGCCCGGTTTGCTATGGAACGGGATTTAAGGGTGGCTTCTTTGGCCCCTACCCCGTGTGGGGATCTTATCAGGTTCCAAAAGGTAGAAGTGTTCAGCAGGGGTCCCCTTCTTATGTGTCCCCTATTCAAAACAGAATGATTTTAGAATCTTACCCCCCATTATCTCCGGGGGATGTTTTGATGTTACCTTCCAACTCTAGATGGTTTAGAGTAAGAGATACTCAATCTCTAAAGCATAAGATTGCGGAGGTAGCTCAAATTGTATCCCTTGTGGGAGCTTCTAAGGATAGTGTAGTGTACTCACTAGACTGGAGAACTGAGGAGATTTTATCTTTAGTTAAAGAAGAAACTCGCAATATACAATTTAAACAGAGGTTGCTCTAATTGAGAGGGGAACTTATATTTGCCGGGAAAGTTAACCACTGTAATGATCAGCTAGCGTTACGTATTATTAGCGAATATCATAAAACTGCGGAAAGAGCTATTATAATTGAAACTGGCAATATACCTTTATCTAAAAGTTTTAATGTATCCTGGGAGAGAGACCCTGAAAGTAAAACTAGAGATGTATATTTATTCTCTGTCCGGGTATTTACTAAAATCCTTATCTACTTGGAAAAAGGAACCAAGCCCCATCAACTGCGAGTTCAGTCCGGTAAAGCGGTACCGATGCGTATTGGAGGCAAGTTGGTATTCAGAAAGGTAACTTCACAGGATATAGCAAAAGGTAAATGGGAGCACCCTGGAACCGCTCCTAAAAATATGTTTTTAAACGCCTGGAATTCTACTATAGGACAATTTTTGGAGGTTGGAGATGAAACTCAATACGATAAGTAATTACATTTCAGACGCATTCCTCTCCTTTGTTAAGAGTTTTCTTATGATGAATACAACTTACACAGAAGATGCTAACACAAATCCTAACCAGGCGGTTATACGTATTAGTGAAGCTACTCAGTACGACTATGAAAAAGATGAAATACGTAGGGCAGTTACTTATGAGAGAGGGCCATTTGGTTTTATAGACAACTCCACTCTTGGTGATAATGTTGAAACAGATGCTTCTAAAGTTGGGGGCCACTTGACTATAATAGAAGGAACCGTCAACTTAAACTGTATGGCTATAACTTTAGAGGAAGCTGAAAACTTATCTAATATTTTAGCAATGGCAATACTAGCCTATAGAAGACAGTTAAAAGATGCTTACAATTTTTTAGAAATTACACCTTTATCGGTCAGCTCTCCAGTTAGCCTCATACATTCAGGGGGGTCTGACGATATGGTCCACGTATCGGTATCTATTCGCTATCAGATAAATGTCTCCTGGATAGTTTCCGCTGCAACTGAAGCTATACATAAAAAGACCTACATCAATGCAATTACAAGTACCTATGAGAATACCAAATCTTAGTGAACTAATGAAAGAATGAAAGGAGGACACTATGAACAATTATAAAAGACCCGGTGTAGAAGTACACCAAATATACAAACCTCGTGGAAATATAACTACAGCACCCATTCTTCCTGCTACTATTATAGGAACTGTCCGCCCCGTTATAGAAGGGCTAGATGCCTTGGTAGGCACTCTGTATAATAGAACATTTGATACTTCTCTTATGTTGCTATACCCAAAAAAGAGAGATACCTGGGTAATTGATTTTAGCTCAGTACATGTGTTTATCTCAAAGAGGGGGGTGCCTATTAGCCCTAAATCTCAGACAAATATACTCATGTCTGAAATTAACCAGCCACCAGTAGAATCAATCTCCCCAGATGAAACTGTAGATATTACCCGGTTCTGTACTCTTTACCCGGATACGGTGTACATTCCTCGAGGGGAAGTATTAGAGACTATGCTGTCAGTGAATGAGTGGCCAGACGCAAATGATGACTACTTTGACCTTTATATTGAATATACCGCTATAGAAAAAGCTAGTTTAGCTGTAGAAACCTTTATAGATGGTAATGGAGTAAATGACATCTTTAAACTTAAACCTAATATTGTGACATCTACTACAAAACCGCTGGCCTTATATTTAGTTGAAGAAGTTATGCTTAATCAATCTAGTAATAATATATCTCTTGCAGAAGAAATTATCTTAGGGGATATAGTAGTCTTAAAAGGGCACTCAACAGAAGATACTCAGAAAGATGAAATTATAGAAATTACTTATGCGGATATGGAAGAGGCTGCTTCCCCAACAGCTCCTAGAACTGACTATATACTTACCGGGGATAATGAAGGTCTCATTCTAGATGCTACTGCCAGGAAACTTTCTCCACAGAATTTAGTTACCCTGGGAGTATCTATACATAAATCAGCAGGTCTAATTGAATTTAAAACTGCTACTCCAGAGGTAGATGAAGATTACATCCTAAAATACTATGTCTCCAATCCTCTTTTTGGTAATGTCCATCAGATGAACTCAGATGAAGCCATTGTAGAAACCTTTGGAGCAATACATCCAGCTAATCCAGTAGCTTATGCTTCCTGGCTTGCCCTAATGGAGAGTGACTATCAGTATTCTATCTATGTCGTCCCTACAAAAACTAATGCCGGGTTAGATGAAGAAGAAGGGCTTCCTTCCGAACTGTTAATTAACTCATTAGAACCCTGTATAGCTGAAGTAGAGAGAGCCCTAGATTTAATTTCTCCATTTGAAGTATACACTATTAGTGTACTGGCCAGTGAAAATGCTACTGACAATTCATCTTCATCATCAGGTCTCACTATTGGGGAATTGATACAAACTCATGTGGTACATTATTCCAATCCAGATGAAGGTCTTGAAAGAATTTCAGCATTAGGCTACATGAATTATGAAGTAGCTAACTCGTTGGATTCAGTAAATGATAATGTTTTTGAGAATCCAACTATGAAAATTAATCAAATACAGGCACTTAAGAAAGTACCTAACAAGTACAATGAAAAAAGAATCAGAGTTATGTTCCCACCTGTTATTGAAATGTACCTCCCTAATATGAAATATGGAACTATCTCAGCAGATTCTTTGATAGTTCCTGGTTGGTATATAACAGCTGCCTATGCAGGATTAGTATCTTCAACAGCCCCTGATAACCCGAGCGCCCCCTTTACAAATGTTCAGTATAAGACTCTAAAGAATGTACTTTTCCCGGGGGGTATGGATTATTACTACACCAAGAATCAAATTGATAGCTTAGCTGGAACTGGCTGGTGGATTCTGGAGCATGATCCATTTTCAAATACTACTTATAACCGCCATCAATTGACTACAGCGGTAGGTTTGACAGAATCTGCTGAGGATTCAATTGTTAGAGCAGTAGATTTTACTGCAAAATTGTTTAGGCAAAGATTTAAACCAATGGTTGGTAAATTCAACATAACCCCAGGATACTTAAATGAATTAACTATGTTGGCTAATGCTACAGCAGAATACTTAGTAGCTCAGGAAATAGCTGGAGCAGGGACAGCACTCGATACTCTGATGGTAAACTCAGAAGATCCTACCAGGATTGATATGAGAATTACTTACCAGCCTTTATACCCCGCCAACCGAATCGTTATAGAACTTATAATTTAACCAGAGAGGTACTCTGGTATACATACCTTTAAAGTGTATACCAGACATCCCCTTGGAAGATAAGGAGGTATTTCTATGGCAACTGAAAAAAACTTTAACTGGGATATTTACGGAAAGCATGTCCAAAATGATATAGACGAGACTCGTCTAATTGGCCCCAAATCTACACTGATTATGGTACCAAGAGATGCTAACGGCAGAATCACCATGGAAACTAAAGATGCCACAAGCTTTGTTCCTATTGGACTTATACAATCTTTTAACATGCAGCAGAATAAGGATATGCAACCAGTAGCTGAACTAGGTAGTGCTAGAAGTTACTACGCTACAGGACTAACTCAGAGGACTATTACTTTGCAAAGAGTACTATACTCCGGTAAGAACATGCTGAGAATAATGGCAGGAGACCCGGGTCTGAATGACCAAGTTGAAGCCTATAGAAAAGCTGGTATTAAAGGTGGAGATTTCTATCTAAATCTTGCCTCACCACTATTTGACAGACCTATGACTCTTGTGCTCATGCTTGCAGAAGCATCTGGTATTACCAGCGAGCAGGGGGAGAGTATATCTATGGGGGCTCATCAAGGGGCCGTGCAGTCATTTACCAATGTGTATGCAGCAGTAGCTTTGGAATATGCATTTATACAAAACCATGGGTTAACTATTCAAGGAGGATCTGCTGTTGTAGCAGAATCAAGTACTATCGTATTTGATAGAATGATGCCACTAGAAGTAACAAAATCAGCATAATTTGTAAAAAACCACCTAACGGGGGCCTATGTGTCCCGTTAGGTTTTTCGTGTGATAAATGGTACAATATAATTGTACTCGTGTGAGGTGATGCAAAGTGAAAAAAGAAGCAGAGAAATTAACATCGTCACAACGAGGCTGCTTACCAGATAGTGCATTTGCACTAGTATTTAAGAATACCCAGGGGGAAACAGTAAGGAAATATCCAGTACATGATAAAAATCATGTTAAAGCTGCTATTAATTTCTTCGGTAAACATAGTAGCCAGATGCCTTCTAGCCAGCGTGTTTCTACTGCTAGAAATATCTCTTCAGCTGCCCGTTCCCACCAGATCCCAATAGAATCTGGGCAGGTAGCTAAGTACGCTTCAGAAACCCCTGATATAGAAAATATTAAAAATGAAATTGAAGCTCGTTACGGGTTAGCTCATTCTGAAAAAGAACAGATTATACTAACTAAAATAGCTAAATTAGCAGCAGAGAAAGATGACTATGATGGATTTATTCTTGCATTAGAAGCTTTTGACAAAGAATCCGGAAATGACCGTTTATGGGGTACTAAGCTTGCTGAACCTTCTGATGTAGTTTTTACAGGCATCAATAAGATAGCAAGAGATCCTGAATTTATGGAAAAAGTTAAGAGAAACCGGAAGGTACTTTCTATGTACCTAGGTAAAGCCTTGGTAAATAATATTATAGAAGGCCGCTTAACTATAAATGACCTGGATTCAGATATTGCTAGATTGCTTAAGAGATTGCTGAGATGATTTGATGGTGCCGGATATTTTTAGCCTAACTGTTAACTTTAGTCCACAGGAATATGAAGAATCTTTAATAAAACTATTTGGAAATAAGTGGTATGATCTAGAATTGGAGACTATCTTTATTGGACTAAAGAAGAAAGGGTTTAAAGAAATAAGTGAATATTCAGCTAATAAGATAGGGGCCATTATGTGCTGCTTGCATAATATGGATTCTATTTTAAATGACTGGGCCAGCTTTGAAATAACCGGCTGGGGAATCACTTCCGGTTATGTGAATAGTTACTCTTTAAATCCCCTTAATACTGCTCAACTTATTGCTTTCCTGGAGTACCTTCAGGAAAAGGGGGCCTCTATACCGGAAGATCTTAGTTTAGAAGTGAAGGGTTATATACAGAGTGCTCTCAAGAATGATTATATAGTAGCACCCCCGGGGATACTCAAGTGGGCAGGAAAAGGCCTGTATAATGAAGAAGTGCAGAACTCAATTTATTTTAGGCTGAAGACGGTATCCAAAGATAGAAGAAGTTTGTCCTTAGTAGAAGAACACCTATTTGGTGAAGACGATATTGCTGCTGAAGACGACAAAGAATACTTATTACTATGGCAAGTTTACAAGAGTATCAAATCTGAGAATTATGCCCACACTTTATACAAAACTTATGTGGAGTATATGGAAAAGCAAAACAGAGGGAAGACGGTGGTACCTATTGTCCAAGACTAAGCAAATATTAGGGGATTATAACACCCTGATTAGACATCCCTCCCCATTCTTAAATCTTACTAGCTTATATGAGCCTAACACCATTCAAGAACTGTTTAAATTATGTATATACTACTATTCCACCAACCCAATAGTTTCTAGTTCATTATCTAAGATAGCTTTCTACCCTATTACAGATGTTATCTATGAAAATGTAGACAAAGCTACTGAAATATGGTACAAAGATCTCCTAGATTCAAAACTAAGTATTAAATCAACTCTAATGGAATTAGGGTTAGATTACTTTGTCTATGGTAATTTATTCGTTACGGTGTCTCCTGCAATATACCGGACTTTAGAATGTCCTAAAGGTCACATAATTAAAGCAGATACCGCTAAGAATTTCAGATTTGGTGGCAAGGAAGTCTCCGCTCAGTGTCCTACGTGCAAATCTGTGCAAACTATGAAAATACACACTCATACAATAGATGACCCTTCTAAACTCCGTATAGTCCGCTGGGATCCTTCCCATATTACCATTGAACATTCCCCGCTTACTGGAGAGTCTTGGTATTATTACAATATTTCTAATAGCTTAAAAACAGCTTTAAGGACTAACCCACGTATATTTAACTCTGCCCCAGATCCCTGGATACAGGCTCTGCAAAACAAAAAGTCTGTTGTAATGTTTTATGAAAATAAGATATTACATCTAAAGAGGCCTGCCCCCAGTAACCACTTCAAAGGATGGGGATACCCTTTCATAGCATCCGTTATGAAAGATTTATATTATGTGCAGATGCTTCAAAAAGCCCAGGAAAATGTAGCTGCTTCTTTAATGGATCTACTTAGAATAGTTTATCCCCAAGGACAGCCCGGGGTAGGTGGAGCCATTGCCCAAAACCAAAATCTGGGACACTGGAAGAGTAAAGTAACTTCTGAACTAACTAAGTGGAGGCATGATCCAACCTATATCCCTATTATGCCGGGGCCGTTAGGGTATCAGGCAATAGGAGCAGAGGGAAAATCCCTTTTACTTACCCCGGAAATTGAATCTGCCTATAAATCTATTATAGCCGGTCTTCAAGTTCCCCAGGAATTTGTTTATGGTGGATTATCCTGGACAGGTAGCTCAGTATCTCTTAGAATGCTGGAGAATGATCTTCTAAATTATAGGGAGATCATAACAGATATGCTGAAAAAAGTTGTAGCTGTTATAGGGATGCTAGCCTCAAAACCTATCCCTAAGGTAAAACTTAAATCCTTTAAGATGGCAGACGATATTCAGAGAAAGCAGACTATGGCAAATTTAGCTGGACCAGAACCGGTAGTATCTAAGACTACTTTACAAAAAGAAATGGATTTAGAGCCCGATGTTGAAAAGAATAACATGATTTCAGAAGCTAGGTCTTCTCAGGAAATTATGAAGATACAGGCAGTAGCCCAGAGCTCTGCTCAAATGGCCGCTAACCAAAATATGGTAAGGATGCAGAATACAAAAGGAGAACTTCCGGATATGTATGAGGGAGTGGCTTTACCCTATGAATTTGTAAGAAGGGCTAACGGAAAACTACCAGCTGCTAATATGGGGACCCCTACTGATAATCCTGAGAAAAATCCTCCAAGAAAAGCGGGCGGGGGATCCATGTAAATGAAGGCTATGAAGGAGGGGTGCCGTAAATGAGAAAAGATGAAAGTAATGTAACAGTTGAACGTATCAAAGCAGTAGATTCTGAAGTAACTCCTATTAACACTCAGTATAAGGTAAGGGTATTCTCTTTTTGCAATATAGAAGATATTACTGATTACCATAAACTTATTAATACAGGTGGCACAGTCAGGATTATAAGCGAGGCCTCTGAATTTGGCAGGAATGGATGCTATAGTGTAGCAACAGTCTGGATGGAAACAGAGGATTCAGGAATTAACATAATCGGGTCATCTTTGTTAGATAGACTCGAATCATAATGAGGTGATTGGTATGAC